TTTGAATTACACCACCAAAATCAACAAGTGCAGATGCAACTTGCCTAGATACTAAACTTGCACTCTGTGTAAGTCTAGTTACTGGATTCCATTTAAGTTTTTCTAATGCTATACCAGTTTCTGCTAATCCTTCTGCTTCTAATGATTGACGTAATACTTGTGGGTTATCAGGATCAACAGCAGCTCCAGCACTACGAAATATACCAGACTCGCCTTCTTCTGCTAATTCAGAAGCTGGCTTATAGCTACCAGTTATTCTGCCACCAAAAAAACCACCTACTGTACCACCAATAAGAGATGCACCAGCTAGAGGTATTAGAGTCTGACTTATTTCAGAACGACCTTCATTTTGTGTAGCAATTAATAATTCTTCAGGTGCATATAAAGCAGCAGTAAAGGTGGCACTACCTATAAATCTACGGAGAAAACTAGATTGAGATAATGTTTTAAATGTTCCTATAGGGGCAAGGGTAAGTGGAGAAACAAGTCCACCTAAACCTACTGCTAATAGATTACCATGTTCTATGATATCTAAATCTTCTAAATCAGCTTGTAATCTTTCTATTCTTACCTTTGTTTCTTCTTCACTAGCACTGTTAATGAATCTCCATTCATAGCCTTTTGGAATCTGTGTATCTTTCATAGGGTCATATGATGGATCATCTTTAAAATCTAGATTCTCAATCATTCTCATAAGAGATTGTGCTGGTGCATATTGTCTAAAACCAGCCCTAAATGATTCACCAAAACTATAATCTTGTGGTGCTACTAATGGGTCTTTATAGACATCATTATATGTAGCAATCTCTACTTCTTCTTCAGCAATTTTTCTATTTTGTATATCTATTTGTGGTTTGAGATATGATTCAATCATCTAGTTGAAAGTCCTAGTGCCAAAAATTCGTCAAAATATCCATCAAGTAAATCTCTAGAACTATCTAGTTTTAGATAAGGTAGTAATGATTTGTATTCTACTCCTGATCTATTAACTGCTCCAGCCATATTATTATATGCATTGACTAACTTTTCAAATCCTTCTGAATAATTTCTTGACTCGGCAATAGATGTCATAGTTTGATTTAAAACATTTTTGCTCATAAAGTTTACGCTATTCAATATTCTTCTTATTGGCTCATTCTGAATTTTATCACTCTGAAATTCTGATCCCTGATAATTCCATCTATAGTTATTTGCTAATGTTTCATAACGACCATCACCAGTAACAGCTACAACTTTATATGTCTGATCTCCTACTCCATCATTATTTCCAATAAACATGATATCACCATCATCTATAGCTTTAAGCACTACTGGGTCTTGTGTACCACCACCAAAACTTGCAAAGTAATTTTTTTTCATATCTCTTATTATTACTTCTTTAGTTACCAAAGGGCCACCTGTAGGAACAGTTGTTTGTGCTTCTCTAACAATACTGTTTCCTCGAATAAGATATGCCTGACCATTTTTATCTTCATGAATACTTAAATGTGGTGCTATTTTATAAAATGCTTTTTTTACAGCAGTATTAAGACCATTTGCATCTTGAGTTACGTTACCTTTTTGTATTTGTAACTTTATCATTTTTAACATTTCATTACGAACTGAAGCATCTTTTATAATAGCTTCTTCAAAGTTACTTGCTCCACTTTGATTTACATATGCTTTTAATGCACTATCTTCATATGGATCACCACCAACTTTAACTGTATAGAAAGATTCAAAGAAATTTGCACCTAGATAATCTTTAACTGCTTGAAAACCTTGATTAAATACTTCATCTTCATTTTTGCCATCTATTCTAAAAAACTCAGAGATATTTCTATTTATTGATTGTGCCGAATGTGCAGTTCTATGTGAATCTACATCACTATTTATCATAACTTGCTCAAAGAAAGATTCACCTTCTTCTCTGCTGTTTTTACCATGTTTTGTTATTATAGACTTCTTCATTGTTGCATATAGCATTTTTGCAATTGCGAATGTTTCATCATTAGTTGTTTTCAAGTTGTTAAATATCTGAGCAATATCCTGGGGTACATAACCATAGCTTTGTGTTATCTGTGCATAGTATCTAAATGATTCATTTCTAATATCTTCATTTGGGCTAAAAATATCGTATTCAACTTCTTGGCCATCAACTATAAATGTTTTTTGTATAATATCTTCTTCTAATGTAGCCTTCTGATTTGCATTCAAACCAACTCCTCTATCTTGGTTTATGCCAATCTTACTCATATCCCATGCTTTTTTCTGCATTTTACGAAAGTTTTTTTCGTATTGCATTACTCTTTTAACCCAGCCCTTTTCATCATAGGCAAATTCATCTCCTATACCTATAATTCTTTTATTTTTTAATTCATTAATATATTGAGGCTTTATAAGATCTCTTGGGTTAAGCAGTACACCATTCTCACCACCATCAAACATTCTTTCCATCATTGCAACATATGAATCATTAGCTAGTTTTAACTGCTCTTTAGCAAGTGCTTTATTGAGCTTCATTATCTTTTCTTTATTAGTTCTGCTAATATCTTTATGTGATAGATAATTTTTTGTTAAAGCATTTACTGCTTGTACTTTACCTCTATTTTTTAATAATAGATTTGATTCATCAGCAAAGTCTACTTGAGTTGGTTTAGCTAATGGAGTTAAATCGTTTTCTATTGCTGCAATGGATAAGGCAACATTCTCATTAAGAATCTTATCCATTTTAGTATCACGATTTTTAAAAAATGCATTTCTTGCTTTAAAAAAACTATTTTGATCTTCAAGTTGCATTTTTTCTATGTCAGAGTCAGCAACATTCAAACCTCTATACATTTGATTTTCTAGTTGATGCCTGAGTGCATTTGATGCTCTTTTTTGCTCTCCTCTCAGATCAGTTTCTTTTTGTTCATAAATAGCTATTTTAGATCTCATTGCTGATTCTATTTTTTCGCCATCTATGTTTTCATTATTTGCAAATGATTTTCTTGTATCAATAGCCATAGTGAGCATATCTGAAATAGAAACACCAGCTTCGTAAGCAGCATCAATTGCATTTATTGCTACATTCTGTTGTAACTGCTGATTATATGCAGTTTTCATTTTAAGTGCATCTAATTTAGATGGAGCATTATCATCAATAATCTGAAAGACTCTAGCTTTTTCATTTGCTAAAAAGTCTGCATCTTCATCAGTTCCACCATTAGTGATTAAATTTGTTTCTACAGCTAATAAATAATTAATATTTTTTTCTGCTTCAAAAAGATGTGTTGCTTTAAGTTCTTTTAACTGTATTGCAGATGCTTTTCTTGTTGCTTGACCCCATACTTTACTAATTGCTGGACTTACCAAACTAAACACTTCAGGAGCAAGTTTGCCTTTTAGACCTTTAATATATGACTCACTAGCTTTTTTTACTAATAGCTCACCCTTTTCATTAAGTTTACCACCATTGGTTTGAAGTGAAGCATCTGCAATATCTATTGCATGGTTTTGTAATGCAAGACCATAACTATTAATTGCTTCTCTTTTGAAATACTGTTGTGCTTTTCTTATATTGGCTTTGTTATAGATATCAGCTGTAAAGTTATTTAGAGATTCTACAGTTAATGCTTTTGGCACAATATTGCCTTCTGAATCAGTTTCTGTTTGTGTTCCTAACTGCCTACCTTGTATCTCAGCATCTAACACAGCTTGTTGAAACTGATTGTCATCAATAAATTTTGTTACATTACTTACTGTATTAGCTACATTCTGAGTTGCTTGAGATAATGCCAAAGCTCCAGATGAAACGTCCATCTGTACTGGTCTTACTCCATATTTTCTAGTTATAGTTCTTTTTATTGCCATTAGCCTGTTCCAGCTTTAGATCCACTTGAAGCTGCACTACCAAGACCAGCAATAAGAGCAGCATCACCTTTAGTTTTTGATGCTTTAGAGTCTAGCATAAATTTTCTTCTATTCTGTCTGCCCATCATTTTAATAGCAGATATATCAGCATTTGCTAATTTAGTTTCTCTTCTACCTATATTTTTAAAACTGCCACTTGTTCCTACAGATACACCACCAGCTGAAGCTGTTGCAGATATAGATGCAAGTTGTGCATTAAGTTGTGCAGTTCTATTAATAGCCTCTTGGTCAGCTTGTATGCCAGCAATATCAGCTTGTTCTTGTGCTTGTTTGGCTTGTAAAGCATATGCTTCTTTTGCCTTCATAGCAGCTGCTATAGATAAAGCAGCACTTATTCCGTATCCGACTGCACCCATTATACTTCTACCTCTAGCAATATACCATTTAACGTTAATGGTAATGGTTCTTCTTGTGTTACTGTTACTCTACCCTCTTTTGACCAACCTAGTAAATACACTTCTTTTCTTTGTGTTATAGGTGTGGTTTCTTGTGAAAAGTCATCAGTAACTGATCTTAATAATATTCTTGTACCACCAGCCTTAACATTAAGAGTTGTAACAAGATCTAGCACGGCTCTTACAACTCTTCTTTTTTGACCTACACTTACTCCATCTGGTAATTGCATTTCAGGTGGTAATGTAGTTATCTCAGGTGTGTATGCTAATCCTATTTCTACAGATGTAACTGTATCATTAAGGGTAAGCTGTCCACTACCATTTGTAGTAAATGTTCCTAAACTATAATTACCTGACTTAACTTGCACTTGTGTATTTGGCAAATGACTAACTGTCCATGTGTTTGTTGCACTTGCAGTTTGCTGTGATGCCATATCTAAATGATAATCATTTGAAAACAATTCTAATGTTTTTACAGTAGAGCTATTAATTGTTCTTTCAACTACTGTGTATATTTGTCTATTGACATTAACTATATTTTGAAAATTACCAGCTGTATCATATCGAACCCAGCCCTGGACTTTTTCTTTTCTAATAGACATAAATACAGGCATATGTCCATCTGAGTTTAAGAGATATAAATAACCTTCCATTTGATCTGAAGATTCTCTTTGTGCTTCAATAGCAGTAGGTGTTCCAATAATATGTTCTGATAATAATGTTATTGAATCTGAATTATATGCTTGAGATATATCTGAGAATATAAACTCTCTTATTGCACCTTTTGACTTAGTTAAAAATACTATAGCTCCATCAAACTCTTGAGGTTGGACAGTTCCTGAGCCATAGCTTGTTTGTTTCTTAACTGTAATGGTCGAGGGTGTAAGAGGTTTGTTCTCACTAGTTGGCACAAAGAGTTCTTGCTCAGATGTAAAGATTGTAAGAAATCGAAATGATTGCAAAGCTTTGATCTCTGACACTTGATTCTCTGCGATTTGTATTTGGATAGATTCATCGTCATTTCCTATTCCTATATCAAAATTAGTAAACTCTGCTATCTTTGACATAAATAGAAAGTTTGGTAAATCTCTGCTCCCCCCAAATATTAAACGTTGATCGTGTAATGTAACTGTTCTTGCAAATCCTCTGACAGAACTAAATACTGGTTCTGCCCATTCTGTTATGGCATTTGTATTAGCTAAAGCACCTGATAAAGTAGCAGTAACAACTGTTGCACTTGTATAACCAGTAATTAATGCGTGACGTACTGTATTAGCTGAATCAACTAATCGTAGATATAAGCCATTATACGCTGAAGTAAATGCAGAAGCACTAGCTGTTAATGTAACTGATCCACTTGTTCCACTTGGAGTAATTGTAACACTACCAGCTGCAAATTTATTATATGGTTGAAATTTCATACCTGATGATGTGTCAAACTCATATGCAGATTTTGCAAAGTTAGTAGCACTTGTTCTTGTTAATTCTTGCATTGGCATATCAGGGTGAGTAATAAACATTGTATCACCACTCTGAGTTACAACTAATGATCCAATCATTGCAGTAGTCCAAGGACAGCTTGTAATTGTTTGTAATAGATTTGTTGGATCTGAAATATCTACAATTCTTAGTTTTGTATTACTAAAAAGTAGAATATATGCTTCATCTTCATCATATACGTATGGTTCTGCCTGATAATCCTCATTTGCGAGGGTCTGAAGGTATCTAAGCCCAGGTCGCCTAGTGCAACCACCCTGAGCCTTTAACCTTACGTTACGGAGTCTAAAAGCTCCATTTCTGTAAGCCTCGGCATCTACCCTAGATGATAAAAGAGGAGATAGCTCCCCTGATGAAAAGTTTGTAGTAAATTGTCTTAATAATGCCATTCATTCAACTCGTTGATTCCCCTTCGATCTTTGCATAAATACCTGATCCAAGTCTTATTCTATGAAATCTACTGAGAGCAACTTGTTGTGTTGTAACTTGCTGTGCATCTCTTGCTTTTGCTCTTCTAAATTGAACTTCTGCTAATTGACTATAAGATCTTGCTATATCACCTTTTCTTGTAACTGCTAAAGCCAATACTGATGCAAGGCGATATATAACCCATAAAGTAAATGCTGGTGGCCAATATTGTGTATCAACTCTAAATATATAATTCAGAACTACTCTATCATTTTCATCTGCATTCAGATAGATTGCTCTTTCATAAATATCATATTGCTGAACTGTATCATCTATTGTAACAGTTTGTACTTGGACAACTGCTGGTTCAGTAGGTAGGGCATAAGCAGCTGCCCATCTATCTACTGGTGTATCAGCTAATCTTGATAAAACTTGTTGACCAGTAGCAAAGTTCCAATTGTTTTGTGCTAAACAATCTTCGACAATATCTTCATAGCTTGTATTCATAACTAAGGCTTCATCAGTACCTTCAGTAAAAGATGAAAGTGGTTCCATGCCCACCATTACCATTGCCCTTTGTGCTACCTCAATATCGGTCTTGGCTGTATTTGGCATTACTTAACCTTTTTGTATTCGTTCTTATACTTTTTTAATGTAGCATCACCAACGCTTTTAGGTTGCATAATAGCTCCAACTAAACCTGCTGGGGAAAGTTTCTTAATATTGCCCATTGTTTGTTTTACAGTTTCTTTTAAAAACCTTTTATTTATTGATTTAGTGTTTAAATCCCAAGCTTTTTCTGTTACTTTAAAGGAATCTTTAATACCTGTGCTTCTAATTAATCTATCTTGCGTCTTGCCAAGTACTTTAATGTTTTTTGGATTTTGCATAAGACGATCTGCATTTCTATTAAGAACTTTATTCACTAATTTAGCTGATGGAGGTGTTAAACCACGTCTTTTTACATTGTTTAATAATCTTATTTTTGCAGTAGAAGATTTAATTAATTTATCTGCATTTTTAGAAAAATCTTGATGATGAGTTGCACTTGGTCTTGTTAAATTATTAGCATCTTTACGAGTTCTTGCTATTGATTTTATTATAACCTTTTTTGCAGTTTTGTTATCTATTTCCATTTAGTAACCTCTGCCTTTACCTTTTCCTTTGCCTTTTTTCTTCATTATGCCATCTCCTTCTTTTTGGATTCGATAATTTTTTTCTTTAGATCTTCAGGTAATTTTCTTTGACTGGCAGTTAGCATATCCTCGCCATTGCCATTCTTTTTCTTTTTACCCATCATTTTATTTTCACGTTTAGGTGTGTTATACTTTGGCATCTACTCTACTCCCAAGTTTAACTTTATCCCCAAACTTAACTGTCCAGACAGTTCCATTTGAAGTTTCTACTTTATGCGAGGAAGTGGCCTTAACAGCCACCTCCTTAGTTTTAGTTGGTTTCTTAGCCATTATCTACTGTCCGAAGTCATGCTGACAATATCAGCAGTATCGATTGCTGATCCGTCATTTGATACGACAGTTGTGATACCAAAACCATTAGATGCATTGATAAATATTACATCGCCAACATTCATCTCATTGACTAATGCATTGAAATATCCAGCTGTATCTATTGTGTTAAGGTTATCGCCAGATGATTTGTAATTCCAGATATGGAACCCATTACCAGCATAGGAAACTAAACTTAAGTCTGCTTGAACTAACGCCATGTCTACCTCCTATTTCTTTAGTTCCATTTCAAATACACCCTCAGCATCGATTAAGACTGCATTCTGTTGCATTTTGTTTAACACAAAATAACTGTCTTTATCGTTGTGATATTGCATATTTGAAGTGATATCTGTTCCAATTGCATGAGCAACAGCATCTCTGTGGTAAGCAAAACACTCTCTGTGTGTTGTACCAGCTGCTCCTGATCCATTTGTTTCAGTTAGACCTGAATGTGCAAACCACATAAAACCTAACCATCTTTTAGCAGTTACGCCATTTGGAAAAGGAAGATCATTCTCACCAACATATTCTGCTCTTGAGAATTGATCGATTGCCATTAGTTGCGACCATTGCTCCCAACCAACAACTGCGTATCTCTGACCATCATCAGGTACACTATTGTTACCAAACTTTTCCATAAGCTCTAATGCCCAGGTTAAAGTTATTCCGTTAGAAGTTTCATCATGTGCTGATGTAGTAGTAGTCATCTGATTAAGTATTAATTCATCAGTTTTTCTACCTAAGGCATATGCACCTGATTGTTGTGCAACTTGCATCTCGTCATGGTTGATTCTTAACTGATCTAGATCATCGACCCACTCACCAGCAAAGTAGTCCTCAACTGTAACAGATACATTTGTGTGTGCAAGATTCATTGGTGCTACGTTACCATGTCTTGCTTTAGTAGTAGCAAAACCTTTACCGATTTTTTGGAATGTTGTTTTGTTCTTAACACCATTTCTAGTACGAACAGTATTCCTAAGTTTTGAACCCATACGTTGATAAGCAACGTGTACTCCAGATTCAAACTCCTCAATAAAGGAAGTGCTTATGGTATTTAAAGCCATTATAGCCTCCGTTATAGGTTAAAATTTATACTATTCTGGTTATTCGCTTCACTACTACCTTAAAGTTATTCCATTACTGGGCTTCTAAGTAGTTCTACGAGCCTTCTAGTAATTACAATGTTTCAGAAAATGTAAACTTTGTTAATTCACATTACTTTGTCTTTGTTTAGCTAATTGTGCTGACATAGCCCTAACTTTTGCTATATGAGTTGGATCACCACCATTTTGCCAATACTTAGGATCTCTTTGAGCAGCCATAAGATCTTCTCTAGTAACAGTTTCTTGAAACTCAGTAGTAGATGTCATATTAAATTTTGGTTGACCATTAAGTTCCATTACTGCTTCAAACAATTTAACCATACCAGCTGAGGCTGGAATACCAGCAAACACATTATACTCTTCTTCTGTAAACACGTTATTTGCCCAAGCATCAACTCTTTCAAGCCTTCTATCTGCGTGTTCACCAAGTAATTCAGACTCTTCATTCCAGTCAGGCCCTGATTGTGCTTGTTGTGTTAAATATTCAGAAACAAAATCACTAAACTCATCTTGAGTTAAAGCCATTCCATGTGCTTTTTCTCTAAACCAGCCAAGCATATGATCGTCATCAGGTATAGCTACTTGATTACCTTCTTCATCTTGAACTTCTAATTTGTAATCCCCAGCACTTACTGGAACATCTTTGGAAGCCTCTTCGTTAATTTCTTCCACAAGTTCTGCTTTAATTTCATCACGCCTTGTATGAAACTTTTGCTGTAATTGATTATAGCTGTTAGCCAATTGCTCTGGAGTTTCGAACTTTGGGTCAAGCCACTCAGGTCTTTCGGTTGAGTCTTTTTGCTCAACTTCGTTTTGTTCTCCTGAGTCTTTTGCACTCTGGACTTCAACTCCTTCTTGTTGATCTTGGCTTTCATTGCTTTCTGTAATGACTTCTTGCTCATTAGACATATCTTCTCCTATTTAACAGTCCCACTTTCTTAATGCTTTATTTATTCTGCTATTTGGATCATTAGCAGTCTTTTTACTAGTCAATTTCTTTTTCATTCCCATCATTCTTTTGCAGAATGATCTACGTCTAGCAGCTGCTTTTGGGCTTTTCTTAGCTTCTTTCGCAGAAACAGGACGTTTGATATTCTTCCCTTGACGACGTAAACTTGCTCTACCTTTGGCATTGAGTCCTCCACTTGGATTTTTGCCTTCTTTTCTTTGCCATGCTGGTGTTTTCGCCATGATCTACGTCCTTGCATAAGTTGGTTTTTTACCACCACTCTCAGGGTTTGTCTTTCTCTTTCTTGCAACAGCTTGTCTTTTTTCTTTTACACTCATTCTAGCTGCTTTAGATGATGGCACACATTTAGGATATTTTCTACCATCACCCATCTTTCTACCACATTTAGGGTGCTTACCATCTTTCTTTGTGGATATATCTACCCACTTTTCATTGAACCATTTAGTAAGACTCATGTCGATCTATATCCACCACCCATTTTCTTATATAAACGAACAAGTTGCCCACTAGCATATGCTGATGGCCACTTCTTCACTCTTGCTTTTACAATTGCTTTTGCTCTTGCATATAATTTAGGATTGGTTGGTTTGCTCGCCATTTTTCCTCCCTATTTCCGTCCTGTGTTTGATGAGTGCCACGATCCACCTCTGACCTTCAAAGTGAGCAAGGCTTTCGATTGGTAATCCAGCACCATGAATGTTGCCCGTTGTGAGGTTTTCCAAATACTGAATGAACAGTTTGCCAATCCCCGAACCAAAAAGAGCATAGGCTTTATTATTAAGATCAGCTTCAACTTCAGCAGTATAGCTTCTACCATCGACAGATGCATTGACTTTTTCCTTCTTCACTATTGTCCTCGTTGTTGTTGCATTAATTGTAATGCCATGTCAATGTTCCCTTGTACTTCATCTTTACTAGCCAATAATTCTTCTTTTACTCCAAACTTTGATGCTAAATATCTTATAACTTCTTCTTGATTATATAATGCTGGAGTTATATCAGGGCCGAATGTTCCTGATACTGTTTGCTGAAATCTTACAAAATCAGCAACATCTTGTTGATCTTGAGCCCTGAGTAATGGAGATACTGGTACAATTCTTATTTCTCTGCCATCAACTTTCGGTATATCCAAGATACCTTGCTCTGAATAGATATGAACAATTCTTTCAACCAATGGGTGGAGAAATTCTTTCTGCATTCGTCCTGCGACTGCTCCCATATCTCTTGCCACGTCAGCAAGCCTTTCTGAAACTTCCGTTGCTGACAATGGTGTTTTCGCATTTGCTCTTGAATCGAGTTCATCAATATACATAGCCTTCCTGACATTTCTTCTCATATCCTCCAGTATTAGTTGACCAACATCAAATCGTGCTGGACTTTGTAAAGATTCTAAAGTTGACCCAGGGCTTCGTGGTATAAATGTCCCAGGCTGTATAGTAATATTATCAGGATTAAATACTCCATCATCGTCATAAACATATGCACCTCCTATTGCCATTTCAGCATTTTCTAATATTAGCTGAACTGTAAGATTCAATGTTTTGATTGCTGGCATTGCTTGTAATACTGGGCCTCTACCCCATACTTCCATACCTGATTTAGACCATCTAGTTGTAAGCCAAGGTAGTGATCCCTTACCTTTTAGTTTTGTTTGTTGCAGTATGTGATTATCTGTTTCAGATATAAGATAATATGTATATTCATCTTTGAATTTATCATCACTATCGAACATAGTAGCTTCAATAATTCTTGTTTTTCTATGAGGATCTCTCTTTTGAATGGCTTCCATATCCTTGCTATACTTGGCATCAGGATATCTATGCTTTATGTCAGTAATCTCACAGTCATAGTTCCATCTAAACCAATCGGTAACTTGATCCATAGCACCTGATAAAAGTGCCACGTTATTTGGTGGTACAGCAGTAAAATGGAGATCACCAACAAAACGTCCTGATTCAACAAGCATATTCATTGTACCAATACCAAGATCTTGTAATCCCTCATGAAATTCAGAATTGAAATTACTATTTCTTAGTCCTTCGTGGAGTAACTCTGTAATATCATCTAACTCTTTTAAAAGTTGTGAGTTAATCTGATCTTGTGGATACTCTGGGCCTGGGGCAAGTTTGAAAGCTCGACCATTTGGAGGAAAAAAGCCAAGCTGGAGTCTTGAGGCAAACCTAGGGAGTCCAGTTACTGCTGTTTCGTCATAAATATTTTCTGTACGTCTTTGACCAGCATATTCACCAAAGAAACTTTCTCTGTGTGGTAAAACGTAATCATAAATCTCTTCCCATATATCAGACCAATTTTGCCATCTACCTTTGGCTTTCTTGTATCTGTTCATAACTTTTTGGTATTCACTACGATTACCTGTTGTACCCCCAGCTGGAGTTGGATCTGAATCTCCACCATATGGACTACGCATTGTAGCTACCTCCCATAGTTTTATTTTTGGATAAACTCTTACGTCTGTATCCAGTAAAATCTTCTAATTCAGTACTTTGTAATGATCTTTGACCAATTTTGTTGCTAGCAATTTTACGAATCTTTTCTTCTTTTTGAAATTTTTGTCTTGCAGCTTCTTCTTCGTTTATTCTCTTTTGTTCAGCTTTCTGTTTCTGTAATTCAGGATCAGGTGCTGGCTTTGGTGTGCGTAATAAACTACCCATTTGGTTGCTCCAATAAATCGTTTGCTTCAAAGATGACTTTTCCATTCAATCTACGCAATTCACAATACAATTGATATGGAGTCAAAATCCAAAACTTTCTTACATTACATAGATGTTTTATGAAACTTACGCAATAAAATAGCCTTGGCATATAAATTGGCTTATCTTTTACGTCTATTTCAACACATTCTCCACCTAAATGCATATTTAGGACTAATTCTGTTGCTTTTTGCCCTTTTAAGGTGTGAAACACCAAACCATTAGTAGTAAATTCAATTTTTTTCCATAAATCTAACTCAACATCATAGTTTACTGCGTAAACATGAGAAAAGCCAATGCGATGTTTGGTAAAATATTTCCAAATACCAATATTTTTGCTCTCACAAAAGCATATTATCCATTTCATATTGCTCTTTTCCTACTAAAACGACTATTTCTACGTTTCATACGATCAAATGGGTTACTTGCCCTCTCAACAACAGTAACACTAGCTCTTTGACCACCTAACATGACTTTTCTGCCCTCTCCACCACCAAGGAAAGCATATTGCAATGCATCATGGCAATGTGAGAATCTATTTTTATCAGGTTTTTCCTCATACCTCTCACTACCCATGTAATACATTCTTTTGTATTGATAGCCACCTTCAAATCCTGAAATAAGATTAGTACAAG